TAGCAATAGCATCAAATAATCCTTCACATAAAACCACTGGTACATTCCAGTTAATTAAATGTTCGTTAGGTATTACATCTCTACTTGCTGATGGGTTTCTGTATTTAATATATGGTTCTTTTTCAAATGAACGAGCAGTAAAGTAATTTAATCTACCATCTGCATCATATGTTGGAATTATAATCATGTTTTTATATAAACCTGCTTTACAATAACCTATATTATATTTGAGAATATCGTATTTACTCACATGCCTATTTTTTAGGTACGCAATAGCGTGTCTAGCCATTATACCGCTGTTATCAACGTTATCTAGGCCAATATATTCATCGGGTAATGCAACCGTTGATACGACTTGGGTTTCCTTAATTGATTTTGAAGATTTAACTAAGCTACCTAATTCTACAAATTTGTCTGCAGCAGCCTTAACCTGTCTAAATAAATTATATATTGTAGTACCTCTAGCATCACACGCCCAACAATGCCATTGATTTTTACCTTCACGGTTTTCCGTTAAATTAACTTCTAATTTGGGTTTGTGGTGATTACATAAGGGACAATGGTAAGCATAGTTGTTTCGGGCAGTTGCCTTCCCCGAACCTAATACTGAATTTACTAGTGTAACTAATAATTGGTTTACCATAAATGGTAATATACGAAACTATATTGTGTCCTCCACGAGACTTTCAAAATCTAGACCATCTAGATCTTTTGTGAAAAATTTACCTAAAATATTATCATTAAAAAACTCATCTGGTTTTTCTAATACTTCATATAACATTTGATATTTAATTTCAAAATAGGTAAGTTGTTTTTTGGTTTGTACGCATTTTAATATGGTGCGTTCAAATTCATCTTTTTTACCTTCTAATAATAATTGTTTAATATCTTTTTGGGAACCATAATATTTAAACCAATCTGATTCCTTAACTACTAATTTATATGAAGGACGACGGCCAACTACCCCAGCTAAAGCTGCTAGTTCTTTTTTACCTAATTTTTTCTTTTGGTTATGAAATAATACCTTTTTTCCAATGTAAGATTTACCAGTAGGTTTATGTGTTGTCATATAGACAAAACCAAAAGTATTGTTTGGAAATTGAGTAATATCCCCTATTTCATGTGTTTTATAAGTCCAGCTCATGTTTTTAGTTTTAATTAAAATTTATCTGTCTATATTTACTAAAATAGTTGTATCCGTAGTAGGGGACGATTGTAATGGTTTTGCTAATTTACCTACAGCTAATAGTTGATGATTTTCATCATATAATCCTACAGTTGTAATATAGGGTTCAAAAAATGAACTTGTTACAAACCCTAAAGGAGAACCAATAGATGCTGTGTTTTCCCATTCTATACTGCTTCCTGAAAATACTGTGGGTATTTGGCTACCTGTTACAGCACTAGGATTTAATGTGTAATTAAATTCGTTTTCATCAATTGTACATTGATATTGTGTTTCAAATAATTTATATGAACTAGAGAAAGAAGCAGTTACATTTCCTTGATTCATCATTGCCCAAATATCATTTAATCTTCTAAGAACTATAATACCATGTTGGTATATAATATTACCGTCTATATCTCCATCTGGGGCAATAATACGCCCATTTCCATCATCTCTATAACTACCCGAGAAAGTACCTCCTACTGTAGAAAGTTCAAATGAGTTGGGTTGAATATAATCCCCAAACAGTTTTGAGGGTATACTTATTATTGCAAACGCTACAAAAAGTCCTGGAAGAGTTTTACCAGGAAAAAGCGTAGTTTGTTCGTAATTATAAAAATTAGATTGTTGAACACCACCAATACGTGTATCTCCCTCTCTATTTGCACCCAATAAAATACTAGATGTTATTGCATCTTGAGTAAATCCGGCACTGCCTGAAATATAGTTAGTGTAGTATAGCTGTTTAATTGAATTGGCTAATAAAACAGTATATTCTTCTTCACCAGGGTTTCCTACTAGAGTTTTATTGGTTAAAAAACTAGTGTCGAAAATACCAATAGGGATTGTATACCAATTAATACCATTATCTGGAAATTCACTATCTAAAAAAGAAAATGATTTATTTACTTCAAATGGTGATACTATTAAGTCCTGTGTATTGAATTGTTTGTAAGCGCTCATTCATTTTAGAAATCTAGTTTAACTCTAACAAGAGCTTCTTTTGTAAAATCTTTTTGTATAGGTTTAGATAATTTAGCTACAGCAATTAAATCATTTGAATCGTTATACATTCCTACTGTGGTAGGGAATGTTTGTGGGTTATTGATAAAGTAAGGATAAATTACTTCACCAGTTGAACCTGATATAAATGATGGGTTTTCTGTATAGTTAAATTCACTATTTCTTGCTCTAACAAATACATAGTCAGAAGTAATTGTTTCCTGTGAGTTTAAAAGGAATTTATTACCGTTATCATCCCCTAATGAAGCTGTCATTACAGCATATAGTTTTGCTGGGTTATTTCCAAATGAATTCGCAGTAGTATCAGTTGCTAAATTTATACCACCTCCAAGTGCAGTATTATCATCTAAAGCTGCTTCGTTTAATAATATAGTAGAAATATCAGGACAAAACCAACCATATGATCCACTTTCAAGGGTAAAGCCTGTTCCTCCAGTTGGAGCATCATAAGCTACACCATTAGAACCACTAATTAATTGATAAATTCTTTGTGTACCATAATAAGTTGGTAATGTTACCATACCAGAATTATCAGTTAACTGTATTTGGGTTGCAAGTGCATTTGTGTTATTACTTTTTAAAGTTAAATTAAGTGTTCCTGGGAGGAGGGATTGTTTATATCTTGCTCTTTCAACACTTATAACATAGAAACCATTATCTGCACTACCCGTAGAAGATTCACCCCATACAAAGTTAGAGTTTTCATCTTCTAATATTAAAGTTCGATATTGCCCATAAATAGTAGTTGTGGGGGATACAAATGGTACAGACCCATCAAAATTAACACCACCACCACCATTTTTATTAGCATAGGCAATTTGAAATTGAACGGCTGCGGCCGATGACCCAGTCGTAGCGTTAGAGGATGTATTATAAATACTTAAATAATAAGGACCTGATGATCCCTCTGTTTGTGTTGAAGAGGTAAAAAAGGTATTTAATGATGGAGAATTATTGCTCCATACTGTTGAAGTTACTGAATCAGAACTTACTACGAAATCTTCTGGATCTAATCTTTTAAAAGCCATATTATTATGTTATTGCGGTTAAGGTTTGTCTTGTTACTGTTACTGGTATTGTTATACGTGCACCACTATCTAACCCTGTTACTGTTAATGTTGTTCTTAATTGAGCATTAGAACCAAATAATGTGTTCACGGTTGTTGCTGTCACATTTATTTGAGTTCCAGTTATGGTTTTCGCAACACTAGTTCCTATAGTTCGAGTAGCATTTGCGTTTGCAGATATAGCAGCCCCAGTTTGAATACCTTGTGCTGCAAAGGTGCTTAATACTCTTACATCTCCTATAGTTGCACTATATCCTGATGTTTCAAATGTTTGTTCATTACCTAAATAATTTAAGGTTTGTGGAGTAATTGATAATTGAGCTCCTTGTCTTAAAGTGATTGCTGCATAACCCAAATCTAATACCGGTAATTTAGAAGTACCTCTAGGTAAAGTAGTTAATTTATACTTCATTATTTGAAGTTCGCTTGGAAATGCTTCAAGTAATGGCATATTATCAAGTGCTTCACCATAATAAGCTGATCCTGATGGGTGGTTAGGGTTATAAAGTGTATAATCTATTTCATCATCCCCTAAAGCAAATTGTGTAATTTGAAAAGAACCATCGTTTCTAGCTAATAGCTCTCTTCCTTTTGTAGTAAGTATAGCGTCAACTGTTACTACCGAATTGTTTAAATATCCCATGTTTTTGTTTTATATAAATGTTGTTATATGTTATAAATATGTGTTCCTATTAAGATTTTATTATTCCTCTACCAATTAAATTATTTATTATTTGAGATGAACTAACTTCTAAAGCTTCTGATGGAAACTCTGATAATACTATACCAGCAGAAGAAAATGTTGATCCCGATATACCTGCTACTGGTATTATGTCCGCATAAGGATAATCTACACTTAAGTGTAATGTACTTGCATCCGGAATTGGTCTTCTTACTAAGTAGAAATCTAAATCAATTGACCCACTTGGAATTGGTTTGTCTAGTTCTAGTTTTAATCTTGCAACTCCACTAGAATTGATATTTTGTTCTGGAGGGATTACTTTAATTACATTGTAAGTATATGTTTCGTTATTACCAAATCTAATTTGATCATTTTCAAGAAAAGTTAAAGGTTTTGTAATTGTTGGAAATCTAGTGTCTGCAGGTTCCATACCTCCGGGGAAGAATGATGAACCACCAGGAACATAATCTAAAAATCCTTGTTTCCAAGCTGAACCATAAGCTTCATTAAAATTAGGGGATACCATTTCAATAAAACTTTGTGATATTGATGCTGATGTTGTCCAAAAGGGTGCAGTCATAGTGTTATCTCCATCAGCTGAATCGTAAGCGCCTATTACAGTAAAATTAGTTGGTAATGTAGTAGTACCAGTATAGGCTGCTGGGTAAAAAACATTTAAACCCGCTCTACCATTTCCTGAATTCATTAATCCTTCTACTTCAAATCTAACTTTATCAAGACCATTAAATATAAAATCACCAGTATTAAATTTAAAAACCCATTCTAAAAATTCTACAGGTCCCCCATTTGCACTACCTCCGTGAGGTTTCCAATTTACTCCCTTATTATATAATAAAGAATTAATTACTGGGTTTTCGAAAGCTACTTCTATTTCTTTTTTAGAGTTTAAACCTGGTGTTGCACGAGCAACTGAAGTAGTATATCTATTGGTACCTTGTTTATTAAATCTTACCATAGTACCACTTCTCCAACTACCACCACCTTCAACTCTACCTAATACACTACCACATTGAATTGATTTTCCTAAATATTGGGTATTTAATCTAATATCTTCTAACTCAAATGGGATATTAGTTTCAACACTATTTCTTGTTAAAACACATCTTAATTTTATCTGCATTTCATCTCTACCACTTTCATATAAAAATGAAGTATGAACTTTAGTTTCACCAAATATAGTTTGAGGGTTTAATAAAGATGTACCTAAAGTTGTATCTAAAGTAGATGCACCTCTAAACTCAAAGTTACCATCATTATCTACGGCTGAACC